GTATGATCAGCGCCTCCTTTTGTCTCATTGACATTCGCTGTATCTATATCGTCTGGATAATGAACCTTTCTTTGTAGGTTGATACTTCTAATTCCATTATTATTTTTTAACATTAAAGGTCTTGGTGTCCAGAAATTTACATTTCCAAAGTTTCTAAAATCTCCTCTATTTTGAGATCTTTTAATCTCAATACCAAATTGATCTCTTCCATAAGCAGACATATAACTCTGTTGTGAGCCTGTTGTATCAAATGATAAACTAGAATGAGCTAACCATTCACCAGTTAACTTACCATTAGTATATCTTGGATGATTTGCTATATAGCCTGCTGTTAAGGCAGGTTTATCAGCTATAGCTCCTCTTTCATAATCATCCCAAGCTTTATAGTAATCAGCAGCAGTACTAGATGTTCCGTTTCTTAATGTTAGATTCATAGCTTGATACAAAGCCTGATCATTTAATATACCTTTATCTATATTATCAGATATTAATTTAGCTCTATGGTAATGTATCCAGTGCTTTATCTGTCTTAAACTAAGATTATTTTCCAACGTAGCATCACCCCCGTAAGCAAGGTTTTTTATGTTATAAGCTATTTCATTTAAAGTTATCATTATGGGGATTTTAGGTGTTTACAAAATTAGTCAAAAATATCCATTAAACAAAAATAGGCATCAACTATTTCTAGTGTCAACCTATTCTTGACGCAGGGAGCAAAAGAAATCCTTTTACAGTGTAATGCGTTTATATATTTCAATGTGATGTCTGTTTAATTATGAAGATCTATATGTTGCGACATCTTTTGTACTGCTGCTTGGATTATTTGTGTCTTGTAATGATCTGCAAAAGCTCTTGTCTGATAGTTGTATTGATTTTGCAAGCCTCCACTCCCATCATCAACTTGTGTTATTGTATACTCAGCAAATGCACTTTCTACTGTAGGTAGGGTTATTACTTGCATATTAAGATAATATATACTAGAACCTCCTCCACCTATAACTAATCTATTTTCAATATAACTCCAGTGAGGGTTTTCCATATCAGCGTTATTAAAAGGATCTTTAGTATATGAATCTTCATAGTAATCTCTAGTTGATTTATTTTTAATAGACATAGTATCAGTGAATATAATATCATCAATAGTTGTACCAGGATAAACTAAACCTGTCGTTGTATCTATTACATCTTCCTTATTGTAATATTTAACACCCAGCTGTAATACATATAAATGATTTTTAGGTAGTACATATTGATTACCATATTTAAAAAACCCTCTTGAATGTATTGCTGAACTACTTGGGTACTTTTTTTCTAAAGTAGGATATCCTCTATTTGCATCTGCGTATGTGCCATCTATAATAGATTGTCCAGAAACTGTTCCAGATTCTTTAAGTGTAAATGATTGCCAATCTATACATCCAGCAAGAGCTCTTCTTGAATCTTCATCAGATGTCATCTTTTGATAATGCATATTAATAAAGTCAGAGATACTTAAACCTAAGAATTTATGTTTTTCTTCACTGGAAAAATATGGAAGATCTGCCTCATCTAAAAGCAGATCCATCATATTATAAGCATCATCTAAGTTCATCTATATTACTTTTTGTTAAACCATTTTTTTTCTTCAATCTTCTTTTCCAAATCTTGGATACCTGAACTTGCTACCATATCAGATGTATCTACTTCAACCTCTTTAACTTTTTTAAGACCATTTCTAACTTGGTTCTTCATTGTAGCATAAACATCTGGATTTTCTTTTAACCAATGGATTGCATGAGCATCAGAAATTCCTAATGTATAGTTACCGTGTTTCCATACATCGTTAACTTTCTGAATAACTTTTTTTTCTAAAGCATTCTTTAAAAATACTTTATAAGATTTGTCAGCATCATTATAGATTTCAATAAACTTAGTAGGAGCAGCTCCAGCCATTTGGATTAACTTAGCTCTAACGATTCTATCTTCAAATCCATCACCAATACCGAATAACTTCTTTAAGTCGTTTAATTCATTATCCTTAATTGATATAGCCACTTGAACAGCTTCAGCAGACTCTAAGATACCAGCAGCTTGCTTTTCTACATTTGCTTTAGTATCTATCATCTCATAAGTACCTCCATCCATAAATGGATGATCTAGTAAAAAATCATAGATTCTTCTATCATATTCATCATCAATATTTAATGAAACTAATGGATCATACATCTCCCATCCATCTACAGGAAGATCATCTGGATTTAATAATACAGATTTCTTACCATTCTTTTTTGTGTAAGTACCAAACTTACAGTAACTAAACTTCTTTGGTTGATTTGTCTTAACATAAATTAAGTGTGCCATTTTTCTTTTTTTTAATTAATACTCCCTATATATAATATTTAGACTTTTTAGTCTCTTTAAATATTCTTCTTTGCCCTTTTTCATTAGTGGAAATTCTTACTTCTTGATAAGCTTTATCTCCCCATTTTAATTTTGATCCTTCTTTTAATAGTATATTACTTTTACTTTCTTGTAATTCATCTGGATTGATCTCAACAACCTTACCATCTCTTACTACTAATATTGTTTTCATTTTACAAATGTAAGGAATTTGGAGGGGACTAAGCCCCTCCGTCTTCCATTAATTATTAGTTATCAAATGTGATAGAACTATCAGCTCTACCAGACGCTTTTACATACCAAACAGTTCCGTCTGAAATCAACTCTACTCTATCTCCTTTTAATGAAGTAGAAGTAAAAGTAATTTTAGTATTTGAAGCAGCTCCAGAATCTCCACTTCCACCAGTAGTAGCATCAAAATGATGTCCCCAAAAATCTTCAGTAGCAGCAGCTTGAATGATTGTACATACAGCTGTATCGTAATTAGCTGTTAAAATAAATGTAAAGTTTAATCCAGCAGCAGCAGCTGGTAAAGTAACGTCTATCCCGTTAGCACCTAGCAATATCACTGAACCACTTTCATAGTCATATAATGTAGCGTCCGCAATTACAACTTTAGTTGGTGCGATTTGACCTCTTAGTTTAGGAAGTCTTCCTTGTCCTTGTTCAACAGATTTTGTTGAAACACTTAAATAATTTGCCATTTTTTTATTTTTTAGGCGATATTGGGAGGCCGAAACCTCCCTCTATCAAATTAATATTATGAACTAGGCAGCAGAAAGAACTCCACAAGAAAGTGGGTTTCTAACAACAATTCCTGACTCAGATAAAACATGTGCTTGGAATCTGTCATCTCCATTAGCAGCTAACATACCTTTAGTATCGTAAGGGTTTACCATACCTCCAACATATTTTTTAACTAATGAACGATTGATACCAGCAGCACCTTTAGTGATTAACTCTACATTAGAAACACTAGAAGTTGATCCGAAGTCCATGAATACCATCTTCATAGATTCTTTCAATCTTGTATCTCCAAATGAATTAGTTCCTCCAGAAGCACCGTGAACATGAGCATCATCAAATACTGGACAGTAAGCGATAGTGATCTTGTTTCCTAATGCATGGTAAGATGTGAAGTTTCCACCTAAAGATACATCAGAACCAGCTTTGATGTCTTTCATAGAACCTCCAGTCATAGCACCAGAAGGAGCAACGATTAAGTCTTTCATAGCTCTGTGGAACGCAATACGTCCTTCAGTACCAGTAAATACAACCCATTCGTTACCTTCAGCATTTTGAGCATTTAAAGAGATCTTACCAATAAACTCAGTGATAATATCTTCAGTTAATGTTCCAGCAGCATAAGATGCTTTGTTAGAACCGTCAATCTGTGCTAATACACCATCACCAATTGTGAATGCTCCACCAGTAGTTGTTACAGCAGCTCTTGCAGAACCATCAGCATATTCACCAGCAGCGATACTAGAAATAATATCAACATTAGTGTCAGCATAAGACTGAGCATAAGCAGCAGGAGATCCAGATGTAACTACAGACGTTTGTCCGTACCATCTTTGTAACTCTTGCTCATACATGAATTGGTCCATCATATGATTCTCCTTAGTGAAGTACCATAATTTTTGACCATTGTTTTCAACCCAAGAAACATCAGTGGCATCTTTACCAGTGATTGTACATTTCTTACGATTAATAGTCATCCAGTTCTTGTAAGTATCTGGATAAACATTATTTTCACCTACATCAGAACCAGCAGACCCAGCAGGGAATGCAGAACCAATTCTACCAACTACATTTCCAATAGTATTGTCAGCAGCAGTGATAGTAGTGATAGCCTCTATAGTGTAAGCATTAGAAGTTGGTCCAGCTACAACTAATCCAGTTGCCCCAGAAGGGAAACGAACTACATCATATAAATTAAACCAATCTTCTTCACCTCCACCTGAAGTATTTTCAAATTTGAAAGCATTATCTATTGCTCCAGCAGAGATAGCAGAACCACCTGTTGCTTCAATTAAACATTTTCTACTTAGACGATTCATTACTTTCCATTCGTAAGAACTGTCTCCTAAAACTTTTTCAGCAGCATGTCTTCTAGTTTTTTCAAGAAGATATGTCATAGAATATCTTGGGTAAAGAGATATTAAAGTTTTAGCAATTTCTGGATGTTGTAACAAATTTGCGTTAAGTGCATTCGCAGCAGTTGTTCCTCTTCCATACGTACCCGTACTCGTTGTTGCCATTTTTTTTTAAATTTTTATTAATTAAACATTTTTTTATTTTTGCTCAATTAACTTTCAACCTTTAGTAGTCTTTGACTTACTTTATCAGACCTACTCGTTCATGAACGCTTTTGGATCAAACGAACCTGACTCCACTATGAAGTTAGACTTATTCTTTCCAGTGTTAAGGCTTGGCGAAACTATACTATCCATGATAGCGGCTTTGCCGTCTGCCAAACCTTGAGAACGAAGAATTTTTTCTATTTGCTTTCGATATAACATAAACATAGCAACATCAGCAACATTGGCGTGATCTTTCCATATTTGATTCATCATATCTCCTGTAGCAAAACGATATATTTCCTCCTTCTGTTTCTTTGTAACCTTTCCTCCCATAAACTCACTCATGTCTTTTATTTGAGCTTTCAATCCTTCTTTAGCTTCCTTAACAGATTGCTCTTTCTGGATTTTTGAGTTAGTTTGTTCTTGCTTAGCTTTATCATTAGCTTGATCAATCGCTTGATTCAATACTCTTCTAACACTTTTTGCTTTCATCTTTAGCATTCCTGAGTCTTCTAACTTATCAATAGACTCTTCAATCTCGTTTTCCTCTATCCCATCATGCTTTAATTCTTCAGCAACCAATTCCCTATCAGTTAGTTTTAAGTAGTCTCTTAATTGAGATACTTGAGAGTCCTCTCTAACTGGCTGAGTTTGTTTAGTAGAGTTCATAGCATTGATTAAATCCTCTTTAGATGTAATCTCAACCCCTAACTCTGCCCCAACTTTAGCCCAATTTAATTCTTCTTCTGTAGACTCACCCTCTTCACTTTCTTCTTTAGAATCTCCATCCCAATCATACTCGTCTTCATCTACCTTAGCTTCTGTCTCTTCTTGTTTTTCTCTCTTTTTCCATGACCATCCGTCTTCATCTTCTTTAGAGACTTCTCCATCTTCTTGTGAGTTTTCTTCACCATTATCACTGTTTGCTCCATATACGTCATCTACAAATGCTAATGGATTAAATTCACCTTCTGCTACATTTCCTTCTTCTGTTGAGTCGTTATCTATAACTTCATCAACCAATTTTGATTCTTCTTTTGCCATTTTTTCTTTTTTTAATTAGTTCCCTGTTTGCAAAGATACAAAAAATATTATACCTTCTGTGCCGCTTTCATTAATTGCTCCTGAGAGGAAGAAGTGCTAGTGGTTTTCATTTTAGCATTTTTCTTATCACTAGAGTCTTTTTCTTTATCTTCTTCTGCAATAAACATATCCGCAACCTTATTAGTTTTGTTATTAATTTCATTAGCATCATTAATATCTCTACTTGTATCTGCTTGCATTTCTGCAATTTGCATTTTAGTTTGATTGTTCATTTCAGCTATTTTCATTTTAGCTTCATTATCCATTTGCTGTAATTGAGCATCTTGTTCAAATTTAGCCTGCTCTTGTTGTGCTGCTGCTTGCTGAGCTTGCATTTGTTGCTCCATAGCAGCTTGCTGTTGTTTCTTCATTTCATCCATACCATGCTCTAAGACTTTTTCAGCTTCAGTCATTGTATCAGCTTTAAGAACTTTAATAACTCCTAGTAAGTCAATAGCACCTGATTGTAATGAAGCTTGAGCCATTTGCTGAACCACTTGTTTCATAGAATCATCTTTACCAGCATCACCAACATATATACCAAAATCTTGTAGAGCAATATCTGGCATTACATTTAAGAACTTATAAGCCCCATCTCCTAATATCATTCCAGCTTTTTTACCTCCAGCCCAAGCAACCTTCATTAAATTACATAATCTTTCTAATACTCTTTGTTTAGTTTCTGCATGTGAATAAAACCAGCTTTCTGTAATAGTTGCTGATTGCACTACAGATCTTTGTACATTACCAACCATCTCGTATTGACCTACAGCCCCTTCTCTTTGTCTTGTAACCCCAGAGATAGTACCAGCCATTTCCTCTAGCATTACTTTAAGATTAATAAGTTGCTGTACAGATTGAGATAATGTAAAGTCAATTTGTTGGAATTGATTAAAACTATTCATTTGATTCCCCTCATCTTTTGAATTGATAGGTATAATACCATCTGTCTTTAAGTGATATAAAACTGTTTGCATATCCATCCCTAAATTAGTAGGTAGTTGAGATACATCATAAACCACAGCCTTACCACCAGAACGAGCCATCGCTAACTCTATTTGATATATAACTATATTGTATAACATCTGTATGTTATCTAATAAACCCACTAATGATATAGGAGCCCCTGTGGTATTACCTTTAATACAACCAACATAAGATAAAGGAGTTTTACCTGGATCATCTACAGATCTCACTTGATTACTTCTTCTTTGAGCACTTACTAGAATCTTACCTCCGATATATGTAGCTTCCCAAACATCATCCACCCATTTAGTCTCTATAACATCTCCCTTTCTTTTCTTGTATGTATCTTTTACCATTTTTCTAAAGGGTCTGTTTTCATCATACTTATTTTCAGAAACTTTAAACTTAATAGCTCTTAATGATTTCCATTCCGCTGATACCACTCTAATTCTTGTCTCCTTTCCGTGACCTGTCTCCACCCAATTAAAACTATCATTATAACCATGTTCCCCACCGTTATATAAGTTTCTCATAGAATCTAGTTCTAATAAATCTTCTTTAGTAAGAGAATCTTTAAACTCATCATTAATCTCGTTTATAGAAAGCCATCTTTCTTCACCCACCCACTGAGCATCATCTAAGTAGTCAGAATGTATAGATGTATCATAGATTATAGACCTAGGATCAACTCTTCTTGCGTGAGGATCTCCATTTGTAATACCAGTCTTATAGAACTCTTTAGATGTAATTAGTAAATCTCTAAACCCTTCTCTAAATATATCTTTAAGATTGTATCTGTTTACAATATACTCTAACCCATCTTGAGCTGTCTCTTCTACCATTTCTCGGTAGTTATATTTCATGTAAGTGTCAATATCTTCTGGAACAGGCATACCATCTCCTTGCTCTCTGATATCAATATTCATTTTCTCTTTAACCTCTTCATGAAATTCATCAAGTAATGATCTCATTGTTAAGGATACTTTATGATCGTATTTTCTAACAACAGCTTCTTTATTCACTGTAGTAACCTTCATGTCGATAGGTCTTCTAATCTCCTCCCCTACAAGTAAATCGATCTTTGGTGTAATGATAGGATAATTAACTAAACGTGCTGGATATGCAAGACCATACTGCTCTGTGATGTATGTATAATCAGCTTGATTAAGAACTCCATTATATATTTGGTAATTTCTAACGTCACTAATTCTTGATGACTTATAATGACCTTCCGATACCCCCATATAACTTGTAATAGCTTCTAAAACCTGTAAGCACCATTCGTCATTTTTTTCTTTATCAGAAATTACCATTGAAGGCATTGTTGTATACTTTCTTTCCATAATTTATTTTATTTGCATTGGAATCCCGTCATGACTCCGTTTATAATATTTAAACCCTATATCTTTTACTTTCTCTTTAATAGATGCTTTCATTCTATAGTTATCTATATTATGAATTAAACATAATCCAAAGGCCATAGCCCTATCCGTGTTTTGCAATCCATAGTTCGCTAATTCATCTATAAGATCAATAAACCAAATATCCTGAGCACTTTCTCTTAAATAATCATCTATTAAATCCTCCAAGAGAGCTTTAATTTGCTTGTTCATATGAACCCCGTATCTATTCCTTGTTTTTGTACCAGGGTTATGTGCAGACTCTGGTTTTTCCTTCAAGTATTTTAAAGCGTTCATACGTTTAAAGTAATCTAAGATACCAATCTTAGTATACTCAACTAACATCTTAGCGTTATAATATACTGCTAATTTTAAACATCCGTCCCAGAAATCTTCTTTTTTAGGAGGCCTATCTGTATATTCAGCAATTACATAATCACTTGGCATATCAGTATTTGCAAATCTACGATAAATTATCGCACTACCCAAGGAATCAGAGGCTCCAGCTTGATCTTGATCATAACTATCTATTCCACCTATATCTAAATGCTTATACTCTAACTCTGGGTGAGCTAATATTTTAAATGGTCCTGTTGGGTGAGGTCTCCATGTCACTACAGGATCACCATCTCCTAATTGCCAATCTAAATAACCTCTTTGTATTTGACTTCTATTATCTTTACTAGAAAGTATTCTTGATCTCTGAGCGTTAAGCAATGCTATATCAAATCTTGCAGAGTGTGTATTTAAGAACGCTTCCTCTATAGTTAGGGGATAATTCTGTATATGTAAATTATAAGCTTCATTATCTCCAGATTTTTGAATAACCTCTCTATCTAATATTAATTTCTCTCTCGCCCCCTTCTCGTCCTCTTTACCAGATTCTATATCAAAGAATCCATAGTACGCTTTTGATGCTGGGATAAACATAGGTTCTAAATTATAAGCCTGATGACTATAATACATATCCATGAAATCCTTAGATGCTTTAGATATATCACCCCCAGTACCTCCAATAATTGGAACTCCAAACTGTATATCGCCATCCATGAAACAAGCTTTAGATGACATATAAGCATTCTTTAATCTTTTAAATTCTCCAGCCTCCTCAAATACCATTAATGATAATCGTTCACCTTTGAATACTTCTGGGTTATCCATTGTTCTACATATTATAGTAGATTGATACCCTCCAGTTTCCCATTTACCATCTCTATTTTTCTGTTTGTATCCACTTCTCATAATATCAGATGTGTCCTTTAATACAGAATGTTTAAAGTTAGGATGTATACCATTAAGACCTTTCTTGGTTTTGTCAAAGAATGCATCAGCTGTAGCTTGTAATCCTGCTGCTACACCAACATCATTAAAAGGGAAGAATGTATACTCGTGAGCTATCATACCAGAATTCATATAAGAGAATCCTTTATCCCTAGCTTTAATAACAATCATCCCCTTGCCTTCGTCTTTACAATTCTCAAAGGTATTAAAGTACTCATTATCCATTGTTCTATACCAAGGATGTATAAGAGACTTACGATTCCCAGATTCACCACTATTACCCAGGATCATGTAGTAGTTTAAATAGAAATAGTATTTACCAGATATCTTAGGCATACCCTTGGGTTTAAATCCATTGATACATCTACTAGATTCTTGAGCCCAATATTCTTGATAAGCTACAGAGTCAGGATTTATTTCTGGATGACCATTATTTGGTATTGGTCTATATCTCTGTGGATCAAATTTTATTTTAGCCATACTTAATCCTTTTATATTTACCCACCCCAAAAGCTCCAGATCTTTCTTCTTTACCAGTAAGGTACTCGTGAAATTTATGTTCTAAGTTTATTTTATGAATCCTCATAGATAAGTCGCTATATTCCCTAGCTTTAATCATATCTCCTTTACGATAGTATTTTTTATACCTCATATAAAGATATTCTATATCGTATTTATTTTCTTTAGCCATGATGTTTCATTTCTTTTCTCCTCTCAAGGAAGCTCAGTCCTTTATTTCCTTGTATCTTTTGTCTCTCACCTCTACGTTCTATTGAGTCTAATATAGCTTGTCTAGTCTTAAGAACCTTCTCCACCCCAATCATTAGCTTTTGTAGAAGTTCAGCATTCTCTTCATCAAGATGCATGTTATCTATAAGATTTGTAAATTCATTAATCTTATTATTAAAGGCTAAAAGCTGTTGGTCTAATGGATCAAACTGAAGTTCTTTATATTTATCGCAAGCAGCCAACATAGATGAGTTTTCTGAATCTTTCCATTTATATGTATCATATAAGTCTTTTGATACAGCTTTCTTTCTCTCACCTTCATTATAATGTCGGTATGGGCTTTCGTAGTCGTAGACTAGGGCAACCCACTTGAGGGCCATCGGCCCGAATTTTTCTTTTTTGAGTATAGTCATAAACTCAGGAACTCCCGTGATTCCGTCATCATCCTTATAAACATCTCCCTTTCTACTAAGTTTTAATAGGTACATTATTTTATATATTCTAATTTCATGGAATATACGAATCTAACCTCAGAAGACACCGACACGCATCCATCATTAATAATATAATCTATAACGTAGAAAGGATTCTTCTGTATACCCCATGATGATTTCTTTATTTTAAAACCATGGTCTCTTGTTCTTTTTCTTATCTCTGGCTCATCATTAAGTATTTCTTCTAATGAATTAAATATTTTTTCTAGATAGTAAAAACCATCTTCTTTATATATTTTCCCTAGATCTTTATCTAACTTCATTAAAATCTACCACCTGAAGTGAACCTTCTTTTTTGTGGTGCTGGCATCATCTGAGCATTAACATCCTGCATAGCACTAGATATCAAACCTCTGATACTATCATCCCCTCCATGCATCATACCGCCATTATCATATTGAGCATTAGGCATCATATTTCTTTGGTCTGGCATTTGATAAGGATTACCCCTCCCATTACCAGCTATAATCTTCTGTGTTTGTAAAAGAGCTACATTAGCATTCTTCTGACCTATCCTAGCTGCCATGTTCTGCCAATAGATACCATTACCATCTTGCGGATCCATCATACCTCCTTGATCGTATATATTTGGTCTTGAATATTGATTATGAATACCACCATCACTATACTTATAAGGACTTCTATGTTTACCACCACAACCATAACTAACAACATTCTTCCTTAACATAGGATTACGGTTAGTTACAGGAATACCCGCATCTATCTGTAAAGAATCATCCATACCTCCTCCACCACCAGATCCTGTTAAATCTACACTATTAAAATCATAACTACCTGTACCAGTACCACCACCTGTATAAGCATTTTGATTAGAGTACATTGTAGATCTCATAGAGTTAGCATAATCCCTAATACCCGAGTAATTAGTTTGATTACCTACAGTATGATAAGGTTGTTGTGCGGTAAGCCCTTGAAATGCTTGTTGTGAGTTGGTAATGTGGGTAGACATATATTATTTTTTTATATTATTTTTTACAAAGATAAGAAAAATATTATTTATATTTTAGAGTGAGGGATACTTTGTGCTTAAACCCCCCTCCCCATTTCCAAAACTTTGACCACCCTCCCCATAATTTTTGAATGGAACTGTTTCCAAGCACATTACTCTTATCCATATAATATTAATCATAAAACTATTTAACTATGGACTTCATCATCACAATCTTAATTATCTTATTAGCATTTGCTAAACTATTCCTTATACTAATCCTTATAGGTGCAGTATACATTTGGATTAAAAACAACGCTAAGGATAAAGAGCTAGTAATACTAGACAAGTACACTAAATAATAACAGGGCCTTTGGGCCCTTGTTTTTTCCCCTATATATATAATGTGTCATAAATAACATGCTTATACGTATGATTATTTATAAAAACAATAGAACTATGGCGTGATATACTTGATTTTAGGTTATAATGTTTATAAAAGAGTGTAAACTCTATATAGTCTATAACCCTATATACTTAACTAATTATAGTATATAACTACTATCTATAATAGATAACTAATTGATTATCAATCATTTATTGTATATAATGTATCTATTATAAGTAATACGATATGTATATATTTATTTAGATGATTAATACAATCTATATATGTTACGAAGGTATACATAATATTTGATAAAGTCAAGGGTATCGACTAACTATAATTTATTATGTTAAATAATACCATCTTATTTAGCTGATTAAATATAGATACTAATTACTCTTATCTATATAATTAATCAATACATATAATAAAATGAATAGAATAGAATTTGAATCTTTAATGAAAGTAATAAACTACATTGAAGAAGATGAACAAAAACACTTTGAAGAGTGTGAAGAATCTGATACAATGCATATCTGGAATGATATCAAAGTATTAATGGACTATGCTCAAGTGCATCAGTTTACATTAGCAAACCTTGACAAAGAACTTGCATCAGAACGCAGAAGAGATAAAGCAGGACAAGATGCTTGCTACTTAGACTCTTTAACAAGTAATGAATTTGATAAAGGAGGTAGTTACGAGAACGAACCTCAACCAGAAGATGACTTACCATTTTAATAGAACAGAACCTTCGGGTTCTTTCTTTTATATAGCTCAGTCGCTTCGCTCCTTCGCATTTACCTACGGTACTATATATATACTATAACTCTTATCTTAATAATACTAATCAATACATATTTAATTATGAAAATAGCATTTATATCTTGCCAAGAGTGCAAGAACACTAAGGGCTTTGTACGTAACAGTACACTTGCTGAATGTACATCTTGTAACTCAGCAGTAACACTATCTGAAGATACAGTCATTGTACATCCTTATGAGATGACTGAATTAGATGAGGTATTAGAACAAGAGCTTGCTTATCAAGAGCAGTTCGAAGAAGAAATGGTAAACGATTTCGCTTACTGGTTCGATACAGATAATCCTCAGTTCGGTGCATCTATTCACTAAAGACTACAGGTTGGGGCTTTGGCCCCTTCCTTTTAACAACTAGCAACAAATATTATGATAAATAAAACACACAATATACTCTACACATTGTTAGAGTTATTCAATAAACTATATTTCTATAACTATTAAAATAACTATTATGACAACCTGGAAAACACTACTACTTGAGATGTTAGAATCAATGTCTCAACAATCACACGTAGGTGATAATACTGCGAACTATGTACTGGAAGGTAACGACTATAACATGTCAGTTCACTTCAGTAATCATACACATGTAATAATAAAAGATTATGATGAGAATGATAAGCCTATTAATAGCAATGCTTTCACACCTAAAGAAGCAT